GAAAATGGAGATATTGTCGAGATTTTAGATGCTCTATGTGACATTACATATGTTTCCTTAGGAAATGGAGTTTTACTTCACGGACTTAAAGACAAAATAATGCCTGCTTACTCTGAAGTACAAGCATCAAATATGTCTAAAGCTTGTAAAACTGAAGAAGAGGCTGAAGAAACTATGTACTATCGTGAGCAGGAGCAAGGTGAGCCATGTCATTACACTAAAGTAGGTGATAAATGGGTTGTATTTAGAAGTAGAGACTTAAAAGTAATGAAAAATATCAATTACTTTAGCCCCAACTTAAACCAATTTTTCACTAATGAAGAAATAAGTTCCTGTAAAAACTAAACTTCCATGCAACATAGTTATCTTTTCTTTCTGTCTTTTGATAAGCTGATTAATATTTATAATAAATAAGTATTATGGCTTTAATATATAAAATAACAAATCCTAAAGGAAGAATTTATATAGGACAAACTATTGATTGGATAAGAAGACAATCCAACTATAAAAGATTAAATTGTAAATCCCAAACCCAAATATATAATTCTATTAAAAAATATGGATGGGATTTACATATTAAAGAAATAATAGAAGAATGTTCTATAGAAGATTTAGGAAAAAGGGAAAAATATTGGAAAGATTATTATAACAGCATTCAAGAAGGAATGAATATAAGATATGATGAGGAAAAAGGAGGTAAATTAAGTAAATCTACTTGTGAAAAGATTTCTAAATCTAAAAAAGGTGTAAAATATAGTAAAGAATCATCTTTAAAAAAAAGTTTAGCTCTTAAAAACAAACCCAAAACTAAAGAACATTGTTTAAATATAAGTAAAGCAAAAATAGGAAAACCTAACCCTAATAAAGGCCAACCTAAACCCTCAGGATTTGGAAAAAAATTAAGTGAAAATAGGGAAAGAAATGAAAAAATAAGCAAATCTCATTTAGGAAAGTTACATCCTAGAACCCCTGACTGGAGTAATAAAATAGGAAAGTCTAAAAGAAAACCTATTATAATGTTAGATATGAATTATAATCCCTTAATGGAATTCGAGGGTGGTGTAGTTGCCGGAAAATTTTTAGGGAAAAACCCATCACTTATAAGTGAGGTTTGTAGGGGGATTAGAGAAACAGCCTTTGGGTATAGATGGAAATTTAAATTATGAAAAAAAAGATTTTACCTTTCTTAATATTGTTTATAGCTCTAGGGTTAAGTAGTACAGCAGCTTATTATAGTATCATAGGTTTGTCTAAACTTTTTGCGGGGGTAGCCTTTGCCGTTATAATTATGGCTAGTTTTTTAGAAGCTTCTAAACTTATAATTGTTTCACTTTTGTACCAATACTGGGGTATATTAAATAAGTGGCTTAGAACGTATTTAATTATAGCATCAATGGTGCTTGTGTTAATTACTAGTATGGGTATATATGGAATGCTTAGTAGTGGATATCAACAAACTTATGCGGGGCTATCGGTTGTAGAAAATAAAATTGAATTTTTAGAACAAAAGAAAAATTTCTATGAAAACGATGTTACAAGATTTGACCAAGAACTTAAGTCTATTTCAACCAATATTAATAATTTATCAACTGCGAAAAGCAGTCAAATACAAGTCCGAGATACCTCCTCAACGTCCGGCTTCCGTACTACTATATCTACAACAGAGCTTAGAATGGCTCAAAAACGTATCGATACAGAAGAAGTAAATAGAAAAAATATACAATCCAAAAGAGAAGTAGCTGCTGATAGTCTACAAAAATATCAACTACAAATCTTAGATTTAAGCACCCAATCTTCTACTTCAGGAGAATTAGGTCCATTAAAATATCTAGCAGGACTAACAGGTATTCCAATGGATAAAATTATAAACTATCTTTTACTTACAATAATATTCGTATTTGACCCATTAGCTTTATCCTTAGTAATAGCAGCTAACTTTGCTTTTGATCAAGTTAAACCTAAGAATAACCTATATGGGGGAGATGAAGATAATTTTTCCGAATGGGATAATTTAGACGAAGATGATTTCCCTCTACCAAACCCCAAATTAAGTAAAGCGGGTGAAGAATATGAATTAGCCTTAGCAAAGGAAATAGAAGTAATAGAACCTAAAATTATTAAAGGTGATTCAGAATTTATATCCAAAATAGACGACATAGAATCTAAAATTACTACTACAGAAATAATAAAAAAACAGGAAAAAAAAATTAACATTCTCCAAACTCAATTAGCTAAAGTAAATCTAGAAATTAATGAACTAGACCATGCGGCTATTAAAATTGTGGATTCAATCAAACATATAGACGACTATTTAAAACACCATGGTCCCTACTACGCTCCAAATACTCCAAATTGGGATGAAGTAAAATTAGGCTTTGCGGAGGAAAGTGATTATATTGATAAACGTAAGTTACCTCGTTCAAAACCTAAAAACGAGGATGATATTATAATATATTAAAAAACAAACAAGGTTATGTATAAAAAGATTCATGCTCAAGGTGCTGGTAAAAATAGACACCTTATACATTTATGGGATGATGAGGGTTATCAACAAATAAAATGGGACAACTATTCTTATAGGGAAACTCACTCAAGTGAAGGAACTCATAAAGGTTTAAATGGAGAATCCTTAGTTAAAACTAAAGATTGGGATAAAGGAACACCGGGCTTACACTTCCACGACATATCAGCTCACCAAAAATTCCTTATTGAAAGATATGGTATAGACGACGAACCTTCAACCACACATAGAGAAGTATTTTTTGATATTGAGATTGAGATGGGAGGAGCATTAACAGAAGAATATATTGCTTCTGCTCCAAAACCTGTTACCTCTATAGCCTGGTATGACAAACAAGCCCACCAATGGACTATTGTTATTTTAGATAAAAAGGGGCAATTAAAACATACTAAAACAGACAATAAAGAAATTATACCTGTAGGATACGAGGCAGATTTGTTAGATACATTCTTAGATAGAATGGAAGAAATCCAACCTGATATTTTAGTAGGATACAATAGCGATTATTTCGATATACCTTACCTTTATTATAGAATGTGTAAAGTACTGGGTACAGACCAAGCTAAACGTTTATCACCTATAAGGCAAGTAGACGATAAAGTTACTAAGGGCGACTACTGGTATAAAGCAGAACAATTTGTCGATATAATCGGCATAGAATCGCTGGATTACATACGATTACATAAAAAATACAGCTGGGAAGACGAACCATCTTGGAAACTAGATTCTATTGGAGAAAAATATGTAGGTATAAACAAAATTGAATATAATGGCTCCCTTGACAGATTATTTGAGGAAGACATACACAAATTCATCCAATATAACTTTGTCGATGTTGAAATCTTAGTTGAATTAGATAAAAAACTCCAATACTTAGCCTTAACAAAAAACCTAGCACATAAAGGCAAAATTAGATATAGTGAAGTCTATGCTTCCTCAAAAATACACGATGGGGCAATTTCAGCATTCTTGCTATCCGAAGGTATAGTCCCTCCAGGACGTCCACAAGGACAGAAAAAACTTAACTACGCAGGTGGTTATTTATTTTGCCCTAAAGCGGGTTTATATAAATATATGTTTGATGAGGATTTAGTTTCACTATACCCCTCAATTATTATGTCCTTAAACATTGGGCAGGAAACGTTAGTAGGTAGAATTATAGATGAAAATGATAGAAACAACAGACTAGGATTAAATGATTTAAAATCTATGGATTCTGAAGAGGAGTTGATTATCAAAAATCACCTAGATAAAACAGCCAGAACATCAGTAGGTAAACTTATAGAACTAATTGAAACTAATAAGTGGGCTATATCAGCTAATGGTTGTTTCTTTAAAACAGATAAAGAATCAGTATTATCTACAATATTAAACAAATGGTTTAATGAGCGCGTTTTATATAAAAATAGAATGAAAAAATGTTATAAGGCAAAAGATATTGAAGGTGGAGAAAAAAACCACCTACTACAATACACAATGAAAATTTTATTAAATAGTATGTACGGATGTTTAGCTTTACCTTCATTTAGATATGGAATGCCTATGTCAGTATTATCCGAGGCAATTACCTTGTCGGGTTGGAAAATCATCCAATCATCAG